GTGACAGCCAAGATTTACTCGGATGGCACGCTGGTGCATACCCAGACAGTGGCCAGCCGCACGCCGTTCCGTCTGCCAGTGGCCCCGGGCCGTGACTGGGAGTTCCAGATCGAAGGCAACACCGAAGTGTTTGCTGTGCTCGCCGCGCAGTCGATGGAGGAACTGGCCAATGGCTAAGCTACCAAGCGTTGTATCGTCGCTACCCCAAGACCTCAAGGCATTTATTAACCAAGTGCGTGAGGCGATTGACGGGCGCAATGGAGACAGGCTGCTATCAGTTAATGATCTTGTCAGCAGCGGTGTGGTTGTACCCGGGCCGGGTAACACCGTACTGCCACCTCCCGGCTTAGTGGGAGCCCCAGCAACGCCTAGAAACGTGCAGGCTTCCGGCGCAATCCAGAACATCATCGTCACGTGGGATGACCCGCTATACAACGGCCACTCGCATGCTGAGGTGTGGGGCTCTTCGACTAATGATCTGGGAGCTGCCGTGAAGATCGGTATGACCCCCGGCGCGATCTTTGTCGATGCTGTTGGCCCCAGTGTCAATCGGTACTACTGGGTGCGGTTCGTCAACGTGCTAGGGGTTGTTGGCGCGTTCAATGCTGTTTCGGGTGTGCTTGGCCAGACTGGTTCTGATGTGGCCTATTTGCTATCTACCCTGACTGGGGCTATTACAGAGACGCAGCTGTTTACAAGCCTTAACACGCGCATTAACTTGATTGACGGCTCAGGGGCCGGTAGTGTCAATGCCCGTATCGCTACGGAAACTACAAACCGTACTACGGCTGATTCTGCGCTTAGTAGCCAAATTACGACGCTGTCAGCTACTACGGCAACAAACACCGCTGCCATTCAAACTGAAGCCACTGCTCGGGTTAACGCTGACAATTCGCTGTTTGCTCAGTACACGGTAAAGATTGACACCAACGGGTATGTGTCGGGCTTTGGCTTGGCGTCTACCGCCAACAACGCGACGCCGTTCAGTGATTTCATCATTCGAGCAGACCGCTTTTCCGTAGCTAGTCCATCAGGTCCGGGCATTACGCCAGTCATCCCCTTCATCGTCACCACGACACCCCAGACAATCAATGGAGTGTCGGTACCAGTTGGCGTGTACATCAACGGCGCGTTTATTCAGAACGGCACGATCACAACCGCCAAGATCGGCAATGCACAGATCGACGACGCCAAAATTGTCAGCTTGACTGCGGCCAAGATCACCGCAGGTGAGATCAGTGTTGGCAACTACATCCAGTCTTCCGGGTTCATCAGCGGGTCTCAAGGCTGGCGCATCCACGGTAACGGCGTTGCTGAGTTTGCTGCTGCTTCCATTCGCGGTCAGTTGGTTGCTGCACAGATCAACACAAATGGTCTGAGTATTCGTGATACCTCTGGCAACGTCATCTTGAACGCTGGCACGGGTGACTTTACAGGTTCCGTTGCTGGGACTGCTGGTTCCACGCTTGTAAATACAGCAAATACGGCGTTGTCCACAGCCAACTCGGCGTCTTCCGCAGCATCTACGGCTCAGGGCACAGCCGACTTTGCCGTCGGTGAATTGACAACTAAGCTCGACAATGACGCCCGCAACGTACTGTCTGGCCCCGGGGGTCTGGCCACTGGAACGCTAAATTGGAACTCGTCTGGTGTGCGCACAAGTGGGTCTGGCGTTGGGCTTACTGCTAACGGGCTTGTGGCTTATAACTCTGCTGGGGCAGCAACTTTTGTGCTGAACGGCAACAACGGCGATGCAAGTTTTGCCGGTACGTTGTCTGCTGCCACTGGTTCATTTGCGGGGTCGTTGTCTGCTGCAACTGGAACTTTTTCTGGCACGCTTACGGCAAGCGCCATCAATGCAGTCAACACGATTAACATTGCTGGTGAAGCGGTAACCATACCAAGATTTATATATGCCCCAAGCGCATATGACGCATCGCTGGATATTACGGTTACGGAAGCGGCTAAACGGATTTTTATTCTTGCTTCGGTTATTGTTCCAAATGGCGGCTATGTGCAGAGTCTCTCGATTGACGGGGCAACCGTCAGAACTGAATCATTGATTCAAGGTAGTGTGCCAGCCCTTATGTTTTCTGCAGAGCTATCTGTAGGTTTACACACAATCCGGGTGTGGAACACTGATACGACAGCTCTACGGGCCAGCATTTACGCCTTGGTGACTTTGAGGTAACCGACATGAACTATGTAATATACGACACCAACGGCAAAATTATGGCCATGGTCGGATGCATTTCATCGGAAATTGAAGCCGCAAAGGAGCGATTACGCGGTGCAGGATATTGCCAAGTCAGCGAGCTCGCCACGGAGAACATGTACTTTGATGGAACTGGCTTAAAACAAATGCCAGAAAAACCAACCAGCTACCACGTTTTTGACTACCCCGCTAAGCAGTGGGTAGACCCCCGCACTCCTGAAACCCAGTGGCCCATCGTACGTGCCGATCGCAATCAACGCTTGCAAGCTACCGACTGGACCCAGCTGTCCGACATCCCTACGGAAACAAAAACCCTCTGGGAACCATACCGCCAAGCGCTGCGTGACATCACAACTCAGCCTGACCCCTTTAACGTGGTATGGCCAACTCCACCCCAATAAGCCATAATACGCACCATGGCAGAACTCGTCTATGACCAAGCAGATCGCATCGGTGCGTGGGTTGCCCAGCAGGTTGGCCAAGGTGCTGACTGGGGTAGCTTCTATGCACTGGGTGTTGTGAGTGGTGACGAGGTGCTTGCCGGGGTGGTCATCAACAACTTCAACGGAGCCAACGCGACATGCCACATAGCTATCGCCAAGCAGACCAAGAAGATCATTCCGTTGTTCCGTGCGGTGTGCGACTACGCGTTCAACTACGCAAAGCTGAAGCGCCTGACAGGGATGGTACCATCCAACGAGCCGCACATCATAGCGTTCGACAAGCACCTCGGGTTCGAGGAAGAGTTCGTGATGAAGGACGGCGCACCGGGTGCCGACATGCACGTTTTGGTAATGTGGCCCGACACATGTCGATGGCTGAAGGAGTAAATCATGGGCGGTAAATCTAGTCCTCCACCACCAGACTATTCTGGCATGGAAGCTCTCGGCAGGGAGCAGTTGGCGTTTTCCAAGCGGCAGTATGCCGAGATGATGCCTCTGGCCCAGCAGGTCTATGGCCAGCAGATGGATGCGCAGCGTCAGCAAATGAACCAAGCGCAGAACTACTTTGACTACCAGCAGCAGACGTTCCGCCCGGTGGAGCAAGGTCTTGTCCGAGACGCCGAACGCTTCAACACTGAGGGATACCGCGAGCAGTTGGCTGGCCAAGCCGCCGCTGCAGCCGGTCGCGCCTTTGGAGTTCAGCAGGAGATGGGTCAGCGGGCCATGGCCTCTCGTGGGGTAAACCCTAACTCCGGTGCTGCGATGGCTTTGCAGTCTCAGGGCAATCTGGGTCTTGCCGCACAACGTGCCAACGCTATGACAGGCGCACGCACTCAAGCTGAACAGCTCGGCTTTGCTCGCCGGATGGATGTCACAGGTCTTGGCCGTGGTCTCGCAGGCGCTTCGACAGCAGCTTACGGCGGCGCTACCAGCGCAGGTTCCGCAGGCATGAACACAGCCATGGCCCCGGGCGGTCAGTACATGCAAGGTCTTGGTCAGGCTGGCCAGACTTACGGCGGCATCCTCAACTCACAGACTTCCGCGTACAACGCAGGTATGGCGCAAGCCGATCCACTTGCAACTGTTGCCGGTACAGCCCTTGGCGTTTATGCTGGCGGCGGTTTTAAATAAGAGGTAGACCATGGCAGATTTCTTCAAAGGCCTCGCCGGTGGCATGCAAACCGGCCTTCAGTTTGGGCAAGCTATCCGCAAACGCCGCATGGAAGACGAGCTGGCTCAGGCCTACGCTAAGCCTGAAGAGTTTGTGGACTACACCCCAGAGCAGCAGAGACAAATTCAAGGTCTTCAGGCTGCTGGCGGCTATGACGTCCAAGCTGTTCCGGGTGCTGAAGGCCAAGCCCCAACGCTTCGTTACAGTGCCAGACCGGGGTCTATGTACTACGACGATATGGGCCAGCCAGAAGCACCCATTGAAGTTGCACCTCAGCGCGTACAGCGCTACGGCGGTCAGACAGTTGCAGGTCAGTTCGACCCTGCGCAGTTGCGCGGCTTGCAGATGCGTGAAGCTGCCCGTGTTCTGGGTGCCAGCGGCGATGTTCGTGGTGCTGCAGCCCTAGAGGCGCAAGCCGAAGACTTTACTGCCAGAGCCGAGGATCGAGCGTACCAAGCCCAACGCCGCCCACTGGAGCTGCAAAGCCTGCAGGGTCAGATTACTGGGCAGGGGCAGCAGCGCGAACTCACAGGTTTGCAGATTGACACTGCTAAACGTACTGCGACTAGAGAAACAGGATTTGATTCTGCAATAACTCAGATCAACGAAACCAAATATGAAAAGCCAGAAGACCGGGAGGCCGCAGTTTTAGCTGCGGTCGAGCGATTTAAAGGTCCGGAAGCCAAAGCTGATTTGCAAAAAAATTACAGCGCCATAGAACGTGAGAAAGTTGTAAAAGATGGTTTGAAGTTTGACCAGACAATCAAGCAAGCTCGCCTCAAAGGACCAGCCGCAGCGCTCAAAGCCATTGACGACTTGAATGACAGTTTCAAGCTGGAGATTGATGGCTTCAACGTGACGCAGGTCAACAGTGATGGCTCGCGTGTTCCGTTCCTATCAGCAAAAACTGCTGAGGAGTTTGCCCTTGGTGTGGACTCTAGGATCAAAGAAGGTGGCGCTTTTGAGCTGGCCAAGTTCCGTCAAGATGAGCAGACAAAAACTGCGCAGATTGGCTACTACAACGCGCTGGCAAAGAAGGCTGCGCAAGAGGGCGGGTCCGCTGCCAATCAGCTGTCTGGCGTGCAGGTTGGTTACGCCCGCGACGAAAAAGGCAATCCTATTCAAGTCATGACTGCTTTGCGTTTTAACAAACGCAGTGGCGAGCTGGAAAGCGTGCAAGTACCATTGGAGCGAAACGTAGTTCCTGCATCTGCGTTGGACCCTGAAAAAATCACAAAAGCTGCTGAGCAGTTGGTCGGCACCCCAGTAGACCCTACAAACAAAAAGGGTCCGCAGCACACGTTCCAAACGGCGCGGCAAGCTGTTACAGACCAGATTTTTAACCAGTACTTGGGTAATGGCGGTCCTGCGGCTGACCTCGATCCAAAAGGATTGGCAGCAAAGATTTTGGCTGGGCAACAACCAGCTGCCGCTACTCCAGCAGCTCCTACTCCGGTTGGGTTGTCTATTAACCAACAAAGTCCTAGTGCTGCAGTAACTGCTCGAGACGCTAGGTTTGAAGAAAATGCGCGAGCTGATAGAGCCATGCGTGACCGCGAACAGCGTGCTGCAAATGACCCCGACCTCAAAGCGTTGCGTGTACAACTAGCTAATATGCGAAGTGGTGATCCGCGCAAAACTGCGGAACTCACTAAAGAACTTGCTGATTTGCGCCAACAACGATACGGTTTTTGATTGCGTCGCAGTAAAATGTGACCAGCTGAATTAAAGGTGCCTCCATGCCGTCTATTGCAGACCTGCGATCCGCCCTCGGGGCGTTTGCCAACGACAAAAGCGATGAGCAGCTTCTGCAACTAGCTTCCACTGCGGCGGGGGTTTCCCCGGGCCGTATTGCTTCTGAGTATGGCTACAAACCAACAGAATCTGGCGTTGCTGGACTTCGCACTGGTGCTGCCATTGACCGCTATCAGGCAGGTTTGTATGGGCTGGGTGAGGCTGTTACCGGGGCTAACTTCTTTCGTCGCGGTCGCGAAGCCAATGAGTTTGAAGCCAACGTAGCATCTGAACGTGCTCGCGCTCAAGGCGCAATTGAGAGCTTTGAAGACGTCCAAGGTATTTCTGACCTGCCAAGCTATGTCGGCGGTCTGGCCATTGGCTCTGCCCCCTACATGGCTGAAGCCCTTGGCGGCGGTTTGGCTGCTCGCGGGTTGATGTCTGGCACTCGTGCCGCTCTGGGTACTGCCCGGGCCGCTGGTGACGTTGGTGCTGCTGCTCAAGCCACTCGAGCGTTGCGTGCTGGCCAGACTGTTGGTGGCGTAGCTGCCGGTTATCCGTCCGCAGTTGGCGACATCCTGCAAGCACAGCGAGAGCAGGCCGATGGTCAGATTGACTTGGGCGCTGCAGCAGCGCTCGGCGTGCCGTACTCGGCGCTCAACGCTTTGGGCATTGAAGGTGCGCTGGCCCGCCAGCAAGGCATTCGTTCTGGCATTACCGCCTTGGATAACATTCAAGGCCTGCGCGGCGGTCTTGCTCGTGCTGGAGCTTCTGGCGTACGTACCGCTGGTATAGAAGGCGGCACCGAGACTCTGCAGGAAATGACCAGCCAGCTTGGTCGCATGGCTGTTGACCCAAATGAAGCGTTCCTGTCCGATGCTGCGCTAGGTCGTTACAAAGAATCCGCCATCGGTGGCGCATTGCTCGGCGGTACTATTGGTGGCGCTACAGGCTTTGGCCGCAGTGAAGGTTACCGAGCTCCCATGCAGGAGCGCGACCTGACTCAGCCGGATGCAGGTACAGGTGCAGAAACGCCAACTGTTGCGGAAATTACGCCCGTGCCGCGCACTGGACTGGACACTGCAGCCTTGATGGGTAGCCCATACGCAGCGGCTAACCCGCTTGGCGGAACCTACGCCGGTATTCCTCTGGTGACTCCGGCCATTCTTAATCAAGAGACGGACCTGACTGCGCCCGCAGCTACAACTGCCGCACCTGCAGCTTCCAAAATCTTTAACGCCGACGAGCAAAAACTTCTTTCGTTTGGTATTAACCCGTCTGGCAGAACATTGGAAATACTGCCAAAGCTGATGGAAGCTAATCTGACGGAAGAGCAGTTAGACCGAGTTCGTACGCTGCTTGCGCAGAACAAATACAAGCAGGCAGAAAAAGTAATCAAGAGCGCTGCTGCGCAAAACATCATTAGTGGCTTGAGCGTTTCTACTGCGGGAGTACCAGATGCCAGCACAGGAGTTTCTACTGTACAGCAGCCTGCAGGAGGCTTGGGAGTCGGGAGCCCTGTCGTTCAAGGAGCTGTGGGAGATGCAGGACGCGCTGCTCCTGTCGCAGGAACGGTGGTCGGAAGTGCCCCAGCAGCTGGAGCCCCACTTCAACAAACTGGCCTTCTTCCAAGCACAGCCGGGCAACCATCTACCCCTGTAACTACGACTGCCCCAACAGCCGCCCCCGCGCCGGATACTCGTTTCCGTCGTGCCCCTCGACCAATGACAGTTTTGGAAGCCGCAAATGCCGCTAAAGCCGCTCAAGCCCAGCAAGCAGAAACGCAAGGACAAGAGACACCTGCCGCCGCAGGACCAGTCGTAGACGAACGCCAAGCAATACTCCAGCAAATCTTTGGTACGCGTAACGGCGACATTATTTTTGACGTGATTGGCATGGGAATGTCTGAGCAGGAAGCTGCTACCAAGTACGGTCTTAGCCGTCCGACCATTCAGAAGATTGCTGGTGCTACTGGTCAGAAGGAGTGGCCAGCGCTCATTGCAGACGCCAAGGCTAAATTTAACTTGACTGACGCTCAAATTGCTGATGCGTTCAACACAGTTGCGCCAGATAGCACGGAAGGTCAGATAGCCAGCGAAGTCTTTACCCAGAGTCAAGACCGCATGGACGAGAACGAAGCCATCGAAGCTGGTCTGGGTAACATTGTCAAGACTGCAGGCGCTAGTACGTCTGCTGTTGAAGGCTTCACCAAGCTGCAAAAAGAAATTGACGCCACGCTTGAGGCGCTGGCCATAGAGACCGACGAAGCCGTACTGGCACAACTGAACGCCACTCTGGCCGCGCAGATTGAAAAGGTCAAGGCAGTTGAAAAGCAAGCTCAGGCAGAAGTCCGAGCTCTTGCTGGCCGCAAGTCTGAAAAAGACGCTGCGGAGGAAACCGCCGCTAAAGCCGAACAACCCAAAGAACTAGGAGAACCTGATGCCGTTCAAGTCGAAAGCCCAGCAGGGGTATCTGTTCAGCCAGAAGCCGAAGCTGGCGAAGGAGTGGGCCGACAAGTACGGAGTGCCAAAAAGCCTGCCACAGAAGGCAAAGCCCAAGTCCCAGCCGTCGTCCTCACCGAAGCCGAGCAAGCCGCCCAAGCGTGGGATGTAGTCGCTGCTGACTTCCCGCAGGCTCCCAAGTTCGCTGAGCTGACCAAGGCTCAGCAGCAAGACTTCATTGAGTTCGGCCCCGGCAACTGGGAGCGTGGTGACGTTGAGCTTGAGCTGACCAAGCTGGCCCGCGCTGCTGCGCCTAAGAAGCTGACCAATGAGCCTGTCACTATCGACGTGGAAGCCCGAGTCGTCGAAGAAACCGTAGCCCCTCAAGTGGCTAAGCTGCCTGCGCCTCAAGTCACACGACTGGAGAATCACTACAACGTTAAGCGGGACACACCTGAGTTCATGGCCAAGGTCAAGGCCGATGTTGTTCTGTACGCTACCAAGGGTGCCGAGGCAGTTGCTGGTGCCATCCGTGACATCATCAAGTCCATCCACGCTGGTGTTCTGTCGGTGGCCATGATCTTCAACCCAACTGCCGTGTCGCAGATCGAAGCCTTCGTGGTAATCCCACAGGAGACCCGGACTACGACAACGCAAGTTTTGGCAGAACTGCCAGCCGAAGTAAAGGGTATGTCCGAGGCAGGCAAGCAAGCCTACGCCACACTGATCCCTGCCCTCAAGGGCAAGATTGGCGACAAGTTCGTCACCATCGCTGACAAGCCAAGCGGTCGCATCTTTGTGTTCAAAGCCAATGGCGATCTGGTGCTGCAGCAAAAAGCCTTGTTTGGTTTGGCCAAGGGTGATCTGTACAAGGGCAACAACGACCTCAAGCAGAACCGTGTGACTCCCGCTGGCCTGTTTGGTATCAATGTGGTCGATGCTGCCAAGGGTGGAGCTGCTGCTACGACTGCCGGTGACTACGACTTCGGCAAGGTGTTTGCGCTGGACGACCCAGATGCCACGGTGACGTTTATGCACTCTGTCTGGCTCAAAGAGTCGGATGCTGCCAAGCGTGCTGCTGCCCTCAAGAACGATTCCGCTGCTGACTCGCGCTACTCGTTTGGCTGCATTAACGTGGACAAAGAGACGTTCAAGGACATGGTCGGCAAATACAGCGCCAACATGGACGGCTCCAAGCTGTTCGTGGTTCCAGACGTGCAGAGCACAGTCAACGACTTCATCACCGGCAACGTGGCCAACGACCGCCTCGTGCGCGAAGGCGTACAGCCAGTCACCAAGACCACTACCACTCCAGTGAAGTCAGCTACCAAGACTGCTGGCGTTGACCGCACCGTGGCTGCCAAAGAGGAAGAACTGTTTCTTCGCAAGTCACGCCAAACATCGCGCCTGTTTGCTACCGACCTGTATCTTGGCAAAGAAAATATTTCTGGCCAACCGCAGTATGGACGCGAAATTCGCAACCCGGTGACTTTGTCCGACGGTACTAGACTTGACGGGTTTACCAGTCAGGATCAGTCCGTGTTTAGTGGGTACGACCGTAACGGAGAGCGGGTAACTATACGGCGAGAATATGTTAAACCGTCGGACGTCATGTCTAGCCGCGATTCAAACAGAACGGCTAACGCACTCAAAGCTGCGCTGGGCACTACTCGCATGTCGCGTCGCAGTGTACGCACTACCGACCAAGATGGTGTTGCCTTTGAGTCTGTGGAAGCTTCGCTGGACGACTTGTCCGGCTACTCTGAAGGCATTGCCGCTGGTATCCGCAGCTTGCGCAACTCTGGCATGGGCAACGCTGTTGACGCCATCGACTCTTGGATGGTGACATTTTCGCCCGTGTCATGGGATGCTATTTACACCATCGTGGACGGCAAGCGCACGATCATTTACAACGGCTTGATCCTCAAGGACAAAGAGCTGTCTACCATTGCTACGCTCCATGAAGTCGGTCACGGCATCGACGAAGTGCAAGGTGGCTTGGGCAAGTTCTCTGGCGACCGTGAGTTTAAGATGTCCAAGGTGAATGGCGAGCCTATGGCGCTGCGCCCCGGCACCGTTGCGGACGAAATCCTGAACTACTTTGAGGACAACAGCGATACTACGGCGCTGGGCTACATGCTCAACTATCCGCTGGATATGTCTGACAAGCTGAACCGCTCACTGTCAGCTCAAGAGCTCCGCGAGGAAGTTTTTGCTCAGGTGTGGGCTTTTTCCAACATGAACGGCGGCATGGACTTCCTCCGTGATAACCTGCCAACCACACACGCTTTTATGGAGAAGGTGCATGAACAAGTTAAAGCAACCAACTACGCAGCCGCCCAAGGTGCCCAGCAAGGTGCTCAGTCAGGACAAGTTCAAGCTGGACAGCAAGGGGCGCAGCCTGCTGGCGCAATTTCTCGAGCCAGCCGCCAAAGACAAGGCCTGATCGACCGCAACATCGCTAAGCTGCCCAAGCAGGCGCAGCAGCCAGTCCGTAACACCGTCGGTGCCTTGAGCGATCTGGCAGGTAAGGGTCTGGACTATGTGGTGTTTACCAGCGACTTGGTCAATCGTGCCGTGGCCGCTGGTATGCCATCGGCTCAGAAGTTTGCTGATGTGCTGGCCCGCCGCGCTGCTCGCGTCAGTGAGCTCGAGCGTGAGATTGAAAAGATCGCAGACGGCTACGCCGACATTGAGCCTGAGTTCAAGGGTTCGGGTCGCGGCAGCGTCAACGACTTCTTGTTTGAGTCCACACGCACCGGCAAGTGGGGCTATGGCAAATACCGCGATGCCAAGATGGGCGCTGAGTTCGACAAGCTGGGCCCCAAAGCTCAGAAGTTCGTCAAGGACGTGTTTGCCCATGGCGACAAGATGCTGTCTGACAAGAAGAAAATTGTTTTGGACGCTGCAACGTCTGAGTACGACGCCATGATTAAGGCGGCGCAGGACGCCAACGACACCAAGGCTGAGGCTTCCCTCAAGGCCGAGAAAGCTGCTTCACTCAAGCGCTTCCAGACACTGTTCCGTATCCGCGAGGGTCTGCCATACGCGCCCATCAAGCGTAACGGTACTCAGGTTGTCATCGGCAAGTCTGATGAATACAAAGCCGCTGTTGCAGCCAAGGACACCAAGCGCGTCAAGCAGCTCGAGTCTGATCCTGACCACTACCATGTCAGCTTTGTGGACAGCAAGTGGGAAGCCCGTACCCTGAAGGACAAGCTGGCCGAGCAAGGCGTGTTCACTGAACTGGACATCGTTACCCGTTCACAGGCATTTGAGGAAGCGTTCAGCGGTGAAGCTCTCCTGCCAGCGCTCACCAAAATGCGAGCCGCTGTGGACAAACGCGCTACAGACACCAACGGCAAAAAAGACCCGACCGCTGGCAAGATGCTCAACATCATCAACCAGTTGTACTTGGAGGCTTTGGCTGAGGGTAGTGCTCGCAAGTCTGAGATGCGCCGTCGTGGTGTGGCCGGTGAAGTGGACATGCTCCAGTCGTTTACCCAGCAAGGCCGAGCCGACGCCAACTTTATGGCCAACGTACAGTTCGAGCCGCTGGTACAAGACCAACTGCAGAACATGCGCAATGAGTCTCGCTCGGGTGACCGCGAACGCAAGTCGGAAATCTTCAATGAGTTGACACAGCGTTACGCCGGTTCGCTGGACGTGAAGGTTAACTCGTGGGTAAACGGCTTGACCAACATGGCGTCCAAGTTCTTCTTGGCTTCCAGCCCTGCGTACTACCTGCAGAACTTGACACAGCCGTTCATGATGTCGCTGCCCGCCATGGCAGGTCGCCATGACTACACCAAGGCCGCTGCCGAGATGGCCAAGGCCTACACCGAGTTGGGTCCACTGTTCAAGGACGTGAAGCTGTTCGACCAGCAGTTTGACTTCTCCAAGGTGCCTGCCGACGTACGCACTGCGATCAACGAGCTGGTCAACCAAGGCAAGATCGACATCGGTCTGGCCACTGAAATCAACGAGTACAAGGTTGACGCTGATGGAAAACTCAGCCAGTTTGCGCAGCGCCTGAACAAGGGTATGCGTATGGCCGTGCAAAAGGTCGAGGCGGTCAACCGACTGTCTACTGCCATTGCTGCCTACCGTCTGGAGTATGCCAAGACCAAGGACGCCGCCAAGGCAACGCAGTACGCCGCTGATATTCTGGCCGAGACCCATGGTGACTACACCGCGCTCAACGCTCCTCGTGCGTTCAACAGCCAGTTGGGTAAGGTGGCGCTGCAGTTCCGCAAGTTCCAGTTGATTCAGATCACGTTCTACGCCAAGCTGATTCGTGATGCGTTTACCAAGCCTGATGAGCGTGCTGCTGCCATGAAGACACTGGCCTACTCGTTGGGTCACACTGGTGTGTTTGCGGGCCTGATGGGCTTGCCCGGCTACGCAGCCATCTCTGCCATCTTGGGTGCATTTGGTGACGAAGACGAGCCGTACGACCTGACCGCTGAGATGCGCAAGGCGCTTGGCCCTGAGTGGGCTGACATGATTATGCGCGGCGCTCCGACCATTGTTGGTATGGACTTGTCCGGCAAGATCGGTGCAGGCAACATGCTGTCCATCATGCCATTCAGTGACGCTGACTTGAGCACTACTGCTGGCCAAGCCGAGGCGCTTGGTACGTTGTTGGGCGGTGCCGTGTTGGGTATGACCTCGCGTGTAGCCGACGGCTTGATCCTAATGTCCAAGGGTGACTACTACAAGGGTCTGGAGCGTGTGATGCCCAAGGGTGTGTCTGATGCGCTCAAGGCTGGCCGTCAAGCCACTGAGGGTATGACCCGCCGCAACGGCGACGTGGTTCTTCCTGAAAGCGAAATCGGTGCAGTGGAAACTGTGCTGACAGGTCTTGGTGTGCCATCGGTCCAACAGACAGTGACCTACGAGCGCCAGAACCGGATGCGCGACTTGACGAAAAACTTCCAAGATCGCACTACGCGTATCAAGAACGACTACGCCCAAGCGGTTCGCCAGAAGGACACTGCTGCCATGCAGGATGCTCGTGAGGCATGGACTAAACTGCAGCAAGCACGTCAGCGCAACGGCCTCACCCCACAGCCGGTGTCTAACTTGCTCAAGGCTCCACAGGAACAAGCGCAGCGTGAGAAGCGCACGGTTGGTGGAGTACAGTACCGCGAAGGCCAGCGTAAACTGGCTGAAGACGTAACAGCCAACTAAGGAGAAACACCATGGCTAAGACACCTGCGTGGACACGCAAAGAAGGCAAAGACCCCAAAGGTGGGCTTAATGCCAAAGGGCGTGCCTCCTACAACAAGGCGAACCCCGGCAAGCCGGGGCTCAAGCCGCCAGCACCTAACCCCAAGAACGCCAAGGATGAGGCGCGTCGAGACAGTTTTTGCGCTCGGATGGGCGGTATGCCCGGCCCTATGAAAGACGACAAAGGACGCCCAACACGCAAGGCGCTGTCGCTCAAAGCATGGAACTGCTGACATGGCTGCGAAACCTAAATCCAAATCCACAGTCAATGCTGCTGGCAACTACACCAAGCCGGAGATGCGCAAGCGGATCGTGTCTCAGGTGAAAGCCGCAGCTACCCAAGGCACGGGTGCAGGCCAATGGTCAGCCAGAAAAGCCCAGCTCGTGGCCAAGAAATATAAGGCCGCTGGTGGAGGGTACACTTCGTGAAAGCCCCTCAGAAATCCCTGAAGGATTGGACCGACCAAAAATGGAAGACCAAAAGTGGAAAACGATCATCTGACACGGGCGAAAGGTATCTACCTGAGTCTGCGATTAAAAGTCTTAGCCCTGCTGAATATGCTGCGACAACGCGTGCGAAACGCGCTGGCAAAGCTGCGGGGAAACAGTTTGTAGCTCAACCCAAAAAGATAGCTGCAAAAACCGCGAAGTACCGCTAACCCCCAACTGGAGATTCCCATGATGTACGGTAAAAAGATGATGATGGCCAAGGCCCCCGCAGGCAAAAAAGCTGCCCCCTTCAAGCCATGTGCCAAGTGCCCCAACCCAGCCAAGTGCGCCAAGATGGGCGCTTGCATGCTGAAGGCCAAGTCCAAGTGACGAAAAAAAGCCCCCGGGCCTTTCAGCTCGGGGGTCAAAGTTTCTCAACACAAGAGGAACCGACATGACAGTCGGCGGGCGGATCATATATCGCTGGCTGCGTCCCCGTCAAGTCTGTTGCTAACCAAGGTCAACACAGGCGCAGTTGACTCAGCGTTCAGGCGCTTGGTGTCCACCACAATGCAACGTGTCTGCTGAGACGTGCAGTCAGTCCCACGGGTGATGAGAAACTTCTCACCATGGGTGACCAGAGCCTTGGCTTCTTTCAAGCTGGACACCATCGACTGGTAGTCCATGCGGTTGGCCATACACCACTCCCGCACTTCCTTCTGACTCAAGATCAAGCGGCCAGCAAACTCTTTGTGGTTCACGGTGCCAAGGATGTACCGTCCTGCAATTGACCCGTTGACGCGGTTGCGTGGAGTCTCAGGCCCACGGGCGTCACGCCCATCACGGCATTCGGTGGTTACGATGATGCGGGGGCTTAGCTGGCCAACCATGCGCTGGAAGGCATCTTCGGACGTAACCGTGTTGTTCTCTTCCACGGACTCAGCCAGCTCGTGCAGCAGGCCCACGGTGAACTTGTACATCTCACGGATATCGAAATCCACAATGCCCAGCTTCTTGGCGATCTTGGCAATCACGATTGTGCATGCGCTGTGTGCCCTGTAAAACCTGAACTTGGGGTTGGACAGCACGTCGGTAAACTTGGACAGCATGGTCTGCATGTCCTTGTGAACTTCAGCTTCGTTGGCCAAGATGTACTTGACCATGGCAGCACCAGCGTGTCCTGAGTTGACCGTCATCTGCTTGATGTTCTCCGCAGCTACCATGGCAGAAGCTGACCTCCATGCGTCCTCACCGTCGTCTGTGTTGGGGAACTCAGCCCGGTCCACCAGCATCAGCGGGTCGTAGCGATCCACGTTGAGCTGAATCAGGCGCACAGCCTCAGCCTGTGAGTTGGCTTGGTTGGCCGCAAGCAGTCCATAGAAGTCCCGATTGCCAGTCACGTACACGTTCAGACGCCACTCGGATGACTTGGCGAACACCACAGTGCCACCCTTGGAGGTCATGCGGATACGGTCTTGGCCGTTGGACACACCGTAGGCCACGTCACTGAACACTGGGGCGTCCATGTTGGTCAGCTCGTCAGCCAGCACAGGGATGTTGTTGAACACACCCAGCGTAGCCCACAGCGCGTTGGTGGTGAAGCCCTCTTTGGAGTTGAGGGTCATGCGCTCAGGGTTGCCGAACGCAGCCAGCGCAGCGTGGCATGCAGTGGTCTTACCGCGACCAGACTTGCCGCCTTGCAGGGCCAGAATCAAGCCCTTGTACAGGTCTTCGCAGTGGTGCGACAGCAGTGAGCCCCATCCAGCGCACACGGTGTACTGCCAATGGACAGCTTCGGGGCGGTTGTACATGAAGTTCAGGGCGTCGGCGTAGCCCTTGAGACTGCCACGGTTGTTGCGGAACGTGGCCACACGCTCTTTGGCGTTGCCGCCCACCAGCACCGGGCGCTCAGAGCCGTCAGCAGAATGGAGGGTTTCGCCAAGCAGGAACGCCTTGTGGTCTTCCTTCCAGCCGAACGAGGTCAGGGTGTTGGTCTCAGAGATGTTGCGCTTGAGGGATTGAAGCTGGTCCAACAGGTATGCGGCCATGTGCTCTCCTGCATTTTTGTGGTTGCTCTTGGTGAGTTCGTACCGGGCCAAGGCCCGCAGCATGTCGGTTGGTGATGCCACTGACTCACCGGGGATTTCAAATTCACGGATGCGCTTGTCCGGCAAGTGGAACCGGATGCCATAACGGAACGTGCCGTCTTCGCCGCGTATGCGCGTGATGGGGTAAAACAAGTTCTCACAGAAGGGGAACGCCTGCATGACGCCCTCTTTGTCAGGGATCATCCTGCTCAACAGATGGCTATCCCACTGGTAGCCCCTAGGCACAGCAGGGACCGTAGTCTGCTCGACAGTACCCGCCTCAGTCACGACCTCCTCAACAGTCTCTTCGGGCTCAGGGGCCACGCGACCTAGCACCAGCGGCGTCTTGATCTTGTCCTTGAACTGGCACCCGGTGCAGCCGTTGGGGTTGCACTTGCTGAAGAACTCGCATGTCGTTGGGCCAGCACCCCATGTGTCGTAGCGGATGTCCCAGTCGATCTGGCCATGGCCGGTGGCCTCACGCTCGGCACTCCAGTCACGGGCAAACTCACGACCGCTCTCGCAGTGCGTCAGAAGGCCGATTACACCGCGCCAAGTCTCGTAGTCCACGTCACCCTTGCTGTCGCGCATAGCGCCCGCCTGAAGGCATTTGCTGGCCATCAGATCGGCATCCACTGGCAGCTCTGGGTATTGATGGAGGTGGCCAGTCAGATCGGAATTAAGATCAGTCGGCTGATACTGTTTCTTGGGCGCTTCGCGGATCAGCTTGACGCTGTGCTCTTTGGCGTATGCAAACAGTGGCTCGGCAAATTCTTTGGGCTCGATGGCCTCACAAGTGGCCAGCACCTTGACGGTCTTGGCATCACCGTTCTTGCGGTTGGTGGAGCCCACGGGTCTGAGGATGGAGCTGAAGTCTGCCGTGCGTGTCGGGTCTGCAATAACCTTGCAGTGGGCCAACGTGGACTTGAGGACAACGGCTATCTTGCGCCATAACTCCGGCCCGATGTCTTTGGTCAGTGGCCAGTAGGCATGGATGCCATTACCGGAGTCAACCATCAGCGGCCTTGGAACGCCCACATCCTTGGCGAACTTGGCCATGGCAACAACAGCGTCCTTCTTGGTCAGGTAGCCCTGCCCCTTGTCGAACTTCTCTTGGCCGCAGTCAACGTCCACCCAGAATGATTTGGCCTTGTCCCAGTTCTCCGGGACTCGGTACTTGCGCTTGTTGTTGCCGTTCTTGTCCAGCTCGTCCAACTCGATGACGGCCTTCTGGTACGAGGCACACGCGTGGTACACCGACAACTGCTTGCTGCCAGCCATACCTTCAATGGCATCAGCCATAGTCTCAAGGTCCGCGTAAACCTTGTGAGCTGGAAATTTGTAGCCCTCTTTGAACAGGGCCAAGTAATGGATGCCATGTTCGGGCAGGATTGCTTTGAGAAACTCAAGGGTGTTCACGGCACACCCCACTAACTGTTGTATTTATGCAACTCATGACGACTCCAAAAAAGGAAAAAGCCCGCAAGCGGGCTCCTTGGGGTAAACCCTCAGATCAGTCTGTGAGTCCGGCGTCTGCTGGCTTTTCCGCGCTCTCGTCTGCTGGCTGTGCTTCGCGGGCAGCTTCTTCCTGCTCCTTGGCTTGCTGCAGGATGGTGTCAATGATGGGACGAACAAAGTTGTGTGGGCCACTACCCAGCGCACCCAGCAGGGTGTTGAGGGAGTTGGCGTCCATGTTCATGTCGAGTTTGATCTGGTATTGCATGATGTTCTTTCAGTTTTTGCGGGGGCCGAAGCCCCCTAGTTTAATCAGTCGTCGAAGCTAATGCCATCGAGGTCGAGGTCCATGTCGTCAACAACAGGGGCTGGCTTGGCCTTGGGCTTGGCCGCTGGCTTGGGTGCCGGGGCTTCAGCTTCTGGTTCTTCCGCCACTGGCTTGGCCGCAGGCTTGGGCTTGGCCACAGGTTTTGGTGCGGGCTCTTCAGCAGTTTCTTCTGCAGGCGCAGCAGCTTCAGCGGCAACAGCAGCCATGACAGAGGAGCCGAGGATGTTGGACACCATATCGGATGCCGCGATTTCTTGCACCTCAGCAAAGCCGTCGTCGTCCAGCAGGCCGACAGCGGAGAACGTCAGCTTGGGAGACTCAGCTTCCACGTCGAAGCCGACCTTGGTCACGACCATGTTGTAGCCGACACCGCGCTTGGCCAGCATCTGGCCGTACTCACCCAGAGCCTTGATAGACGCAGGGGGCACACGCAGCAGCATAGCGTCATTGATCTGACCAGCAGGAGCCACGGCCATACGAACAGCGTCAGCGCAAGCCTTGCCCTTGGTAGCGCCCTTCTCGGAGACACGCGAGCCCCACTGGTTGTGAGGGCATGTAGCGCACTTCTTGGCCTGCTTGTTCTGAGAGTCAGCCGCTGGCTCAACACCGTCGTTGGAGTAGCAGTCAGGCTTCTGGCCTTCACTGGTGTCCTTGTCGTAGCCCTTGATGTAGAACACCTTGCTGGTGCCCTTGTTGGCTTTTAACAACACCACGTTCAGGCTGGTGGCCGCGCTGTCTGGGTCTTTGGGGTTCATCTGAATCTCACGGTCGCCATCACGGACGACTGCAAAGACCTTACCCTTGATGGAGATCACAGGGAAGCCGCTGCCAGCGTGGGCAGTCAGGTCAGAGTTCAAAGCCGCAACGTCGACTTGTTTCAGGAATGCTGGCAGTTTGCTGCCGGAGTCAAATGGAATGATGTTCATGATCTTCGGTTGGTTGGGATTGAGAGTTTATGCCGAGCGGCGGATGTTTACAACGCGTTCCGACCGGATATTTACACCCGGTGGCAGTTCGTCGTTGTTGGAGTCACGGAACTGCTCGATGGCGGTCTTTGATGCACGCACTTCAAGCAAGCTCCATTCTTCGTTGGCCTTCACGAACTCCATGAAAGCCTCACGATCTGCGATGCTGGCGGTTGTACGCACAGCGGTATAAGCCGTGCCGTTCTCAGTCTTGACTGAGTCCATGCCGGTCTTGTTGAACACGTCAAGAAGCTTGGCTTCTAGCCTGTCCATCTTGTCATTGAGCGGCGCGATGCTGGCGTCAAAGTCAGCCTTCATCTCTGCCTTCTTGTCACGGAGCTGTATGTACAGGCTCACTGCTTCTGATAATTTCATTGGTCTATCCGTTCCTTCATCATGTCGAGTAACACACCCTGCATAGACTGTTTGTCTTGCAGCCTCTTATACACACGCCGCTCAACATCCGTACCTGCGATGTGAACGATCACTGTGGTTCTTGTCTGGCCCGGGCGTCTTACACGCGCACAAGCCTGTTCGTAAGTCTCATTCGAGTGAACCGGGGCGTACCACACGATGGTGGTTGCTGCCGTCAGTGTCAGGCCATGGCTCATGGTTGAGGCGTTAGCCACCAAAACCCTTGGGTCCAGCCCTCGTTGGAACTCACTAAAAATACGATCACGCTCAGTCTTACTGGTGCCGCCATGCACCGTTTCTACCGTGAAATCCTTACGCAGTTCTGACGCTACGCTCTCAAGGGCTCCAGTCAGTGGCACGAAGACGATGACCTTGCCCTCAGATTCCTCGATGACTTCCTTGAGTACGTCCATGCGCGGCTTGGATGGGATGACGACGTGTTCACCATCTGTCCCGTAGGCGACACCACACGCAATTTGGATGAGCTTGTTGGCCTTCACAGCCTCGTTGACCGCCAGAATCTGACCGCCTGCATACTCGGTGGACAGCTTGTTCAGCATGTCCTTGTAGGCTTTGTTCTGCTCAGGTGTGAGCGCAACATCACGGGTGATGAACGTCTGCTCTGGCAGGTCCACACAGTCATCCAGCGAGAATCGGATAGCTGGCTGCATCATCTGATACACAGCTTCGTTGGCGTCCTGCCGCGCCGCCCATTTGAACGGAGTGATCTGACGCATCACGCGGTCACGGAACGCACTGAAGTACTTGGGCATGGTCGGGTTGTCAGGAGTCACCAGTTTGCACTGAGCCCATGCGTCGGTAGGTGCGTTGGGCGTTGGCGATCCTGTCATGCCCCACACACGGCGAGGAGCCTGCTTGTTGCAGATGGTGTTGAGAATCTTCCAGCGGTCGGTGCCTGAGTTACGTGCAAGCGCAAGCTCGTCAACAACGATCAGGTCGATGTCAGGCCGCTTGGCCAGCGCATCCTTGATGGTAGATAGCCCGTCGATGTTGATGACGTAGATGTCCACGTCTTGTGCAAGCAGTTTGTTGCGGCGCTCCCGTGTGCCGTGCAGTACAACACAGTCCAGATGCGGGAACGTCTGAAATGCTGAGTCCGCCCATGTGCGCTCCATGGTAGACAGAGGGCACACCACAAGCACCTTGTTCACGGTCTTGGTGCGACGCAGATAGTCATACGCCCACAGTGCGCTGTTGGTCTTGCCAGTGCCCATGCCGTTGAGACAGAACGCACGGCTGTTCATGGATAAGAACGATGCTGTGTCAAGCTGTGCAGAGAACGGCGCATGTCTGCCGCTGACCTTGGGCCAGTCGTAGTGAATGGGCATGGGTTCAGGAACCTCAAAGCCCAAGTTACGCAGCACCCGAGTTTCGTCGGGCCTGTGCGGTATCGCAACCAGTGTCGATCCTTTGTGTTCTACCAACTTCGCGGTTGGTATGACTGTCGTTACTCGTGATGGGTTGCGGAGCTTGAGTACGACAGCCTTTTTTTCTTTGTGAATTAGCATTTATTTGTCAGGGTTGTAAGAGCCACTGCCTTTCCTCCATCCACGGTTGGTTGATCGGTCTTGAACTGCTGTGTTGGCCTTGTGGTTGCCGCCGCCGTTCTCGAGTGACTTCTTGTGCGCTACGTCCTTACCATCGCCGACCTTGGCCTTGCCATCTTTGATGGCTTCGCGCCGTGCAGCGTTGTTCTTCACACGCTTGGCCACTTCTTCAGGGCGAGCGTTGTAGGACTTTTGGTACTCCAGTTTGCGGGGTGTTGATTTGGGCATTTCGATTCTCCAAGATGTGGTAAGCGTTGATGACTACGAAGAACTCGCGTAGCTGGTCTACATTGTCCACGACGATGGCCCAGCCGTCAGCATTTTGAATCTCTTGTATCACTCGGTCTTGATTGGCTGTAGTGCTCCCTCGCTTACCCGGTGCTTTGGTTTCGACAGCTACGAAGATGCCCTTGTAGCAGCAGATGATGTCCGGGATGCCAACCTGCCCCATGCCATTGGACACGGGCATAAAGAACCAAGCGCCGATGGACTTGAGGTATTTCTTGCAAGCGTCTTTGACCTTGCCTTCGGGTGTACTAGCCATTCTTTCTCCCGTTGAACTCGCAGCTCAATATGGGGCACCAAGATTTGCAAAGTCCCGATGTCTTAGCTGGCCACCTGTCTCTTTCGTACGCAGACTCCAGCTTGTTCACACGGGGTACAAAGTTCTGCCAAATGATGGGCACCTCAGAGCGTTCGCGTGGCGTCCAGTCGATCTTCTTTTCCTTGAGCCAGATAAAGCCCGTGGTAACTTTGTTGATCTCTGGGTGATGGGCAAACACGTAGTTGGCATACAGGTCGAGCTGCTCTGTGGGCTTGCGCTTTCCGGTCTTGTAATCTGCGACGATGGCCTTGTCGCCATGAAGCACAACCAAGTCAGCGATGCCGCGAGTCCATGCGCCTTTCCATGCTGTCGGCTGGAAGTTCCGGTCCAGTGCGTATGCCTGTTCGCACAGCTTTGCACCGGGCAGTTTGGCCAGCTTGAATGCCAGCGTCTGCCACTGCTCCATACCTTCGGGCAGCATGACGCCGTCCTTGATGAAGTCCTCGAACGCGGTGTGAACTCGTGTACCCCACTCAGTGTGTACGGTAGGCGGCTCAACGATATCGCGCTTGACCTTGAGGTGGTAGAACTTACGTGGGCACGTCTCGAATGTGTCGAGCTGGCTGTACGTCCAAGCCGGGTTTGTCATGTTGTTCCAATGCGGTTGTGCCCCAATGCGTCATTCGACGGTTGGGGCTTTTTGTTCGATGCTCTATGGTAGCAGCATGGTGAGTGCTGTCAACATTATTTTGCCTCGCCGTAGCAATCCGCAATGTCACCTTCAGACCACGTCACAAGCTCTGGCCACCACGACACACCTTGGCGCATGATGCCCTGCAAATGATCGAGGTGCTGCTGCGCACCTTTCTCTGGAACTGCAAACACAAGCTCGTCATGGACTGCCAGCGATGGGCGCAAGCCAGTGTCCTTGTAGAACCGCACAGCATGCTCAGCGATGACATCACGGGCCAGTGCCTGCACCAAGTTCTCAACGCCCTTCCCGGCGTAGATGCGAGCCTTAGACCTGCCGTTGCCGTACCACCATTCGTGCTTACCGTTCTCGTTCTGTTTGACCAGTGACGGGTAGTAGATGCGACGGCCAGACGGCAAGCGCACAGCCTCGTGCTCCACTTGGCACATGCCCCACGGGTCGATGGATGCCTCGATGCCTTGGCGGACGTTGGTCAGGTTGTTCTGAAACTGCTTCCAGCCGTTGACGATCTCACCATGAGCATCGCGGTACTTGTTCACCACATCAGTGGCCTCCTCCAGCGTCAGGTCGATGCCGCCCATCAGCTTGGCTACCTTCTGGAACGTAGCGCCGCCAGCGCCAAAGCCTAGACCCAAGTGAGCCACCTTGCCCACTTGACGCTGGTTCTTCGTGACCTCATCTTCGGTGATGTTGTACAGGTCATGCGCTGCAAAGTATCGGTACAGGTCGGCCTTGTCGGGGCTCGACGCAAACAGCTCCATGGCGTACGGGACTTTCCACAGAAACATATTGACCCGCAACTCGATGCCAGAAAGGTCGGCCACGATGATCTTGTGCCCCTTGGGTGCCTTGAGCGACATACGCAGGGCGTCGGACGGCTTGGGATTCTTGGGGTCGATGCGCGGTAGGTTCTGCATGTTGTACTGCTCACCAGACCAGCGACCTGTTGTATCCGCGCCACAGTATTTCAGCGGCACAGGCAGTCTGCCATCACAGGCGTCAGCGGCTCTGAGGAACGCTTGCAGTCGTGTCTCCAGCAGCGTGGACTTGACCTCGAGTCTGGCACGTGCAGCAGCGGCCACCACAGGGTTCTCATGGTTCTGCAGTGCGATGAACGCATTGTCTGTTTTGGCCAGCGCAGGCACACGCTTCTCAGGGTTGGTCGGCGACTGCTTCATGGGGGCTTCAACACCAAGGCGCTCCAGCAGTGCAGAGAACTTGGCAGCCGAGGCCAGCTCAGCACGAACCTGCTCCTCGATATCTGTACCACTGTCAAGGCGCTCAGCCACGAACTGTTCGATGCCAAGGGTGTGGGCCAGCTCAATCAGGGAGCGACGCTTTTCTTCTTTCACATCTTCCAAGGCCTTATCCACCATGGAGTAGTTGAGCAAGAACTTTGGCTCGACCAGCATGCGAGTAGTCATGTCGATCTGCAGCAGCTCCTGCTTGGGGAATGGCGGGGCGAGCTTCTTGAAGATAGCCGCACACAAGTCGGTGTCCACCTTGTTGTACTCCTCCATCTGAGCCAGCTCATCTTCGCTGAAGTCACACAGGTGTTTGCCCTTGGTGTTGGTAGCCTCGAGGTCCAGCTTAGCGCCGACACCCAGCTCAACAGCCAGCTTCTTGAGCGATACACCAGTCAATGATTTGCCGTTTACGAACGCGCTGGTCTTGGAGTACTTGGGCCGTGCCATAGCAGCAGTGCAGCCGTACATCTTGGGATTCACACCCATGCGCCATGCGAGGATCATCGCATCGAAGTTGGACATGTTGTGGCCGATAGCCATAGCATCAGACCAGTCAAGCGACTGCAGGTGCTCTCTGATCTTCTGCTCACCGAACAGCACATATGTTTCAGCGCCGCCCACCTTGATGGCCACAGAGATGATCTCAGTGTCGGGGTGCATCACGTACTCGGTTGGAGACATGCGGCTGAGCGTGTGCTCAGTGCTCCAGAACGACTCAAAGTCAATGTAGATGGGGGTCATCAGTTTTCCAGTTTGTTTGCGATCTTGTACGCCCGCCACAGGGTGCCAACTTCTGAGTCGCAGCTCTCTGCGTAATCGAGAAAGCCTTTGAATTCTTGCAAGCTTTTGATCATGGTGGCAGTCAAGGTGGCGGACTCGATGCCGTCGTTAAGCGTGATCGTGCCGGATGGGCTAGTTGTGCCAATGCCAAGGTTGCCGTTGGCTGACAACGTCATAGCGGGTTGGGTGTTGTTGCTGAAGAAAATGCTGTTGGACATCAGTACAGACCTTCCAAGTTTGGTGGTGCGTAGTCAGGCCCCTTGGCGATCTTGCCCTGCTTGTTGAAGATGGGGTAGCCGTTCTTGTCGAACTTGCTGTAGTTGCTGCGGTTCACGGCGGTAATAGCTGAGGCTGTCTTCATGCCAGCGCAGTACCCAACGCCAACGGCTGTAACGACCTGATCGGCCAGTGAGTCAAGGAACTCTTTGCGGTCTGTGATGTTGGCCAGCAGTTCTCCGTTTTTAAGCATGCGTGCCAGCGCGTTAAGCGCCACACGCGTAGCACGCACTTCGTACTCTATGCCCTCTTCGTTGGTGAAGTCCAACGTGTCAAACATTTCAACCACCTCCTCGAGGTGACAGCCAAGCTGCACGTTGAAGTCTGCTTCTGTTGGCTTAGGTCTGGCACGTCTGTGCCACAGCTCGATCTGATCTGTGCTCATTTAACTCTCCAATGCTTTGATAGCCATGATTCTTGCAATCACGTCCGGGATTTTCTCATCATCCTTGACGATGTAGAGTTCGTGCGCCCAGTCAGGGCCGCGACTTTGCGGCTTGTACGTCGACACCTTGATGATGCGACCGTTCGCGGCTTTGATGACAGAGAAGGTTGACTGTGCCGTCTCATCACCTATGGGGTCTAGTCTGCTGGCGCTGACAGCTAGAGGTTGGTCTGGGTATCCTATTTGATTTACCTTACGTTCGTCTGACATAAGCCAGTTACGCAGCCATTGTTTGACGCTCATTTTCCCTCCAGTTGGAACGCGACGATGGCGGCGGCGATGCGCTCGTTCACGTCAGTGATGGTCTCGGCTATGTACGTCTCGTACTCGTAGCCTTCTTTGCGTCCGATGTTGACGATGTAGCCGTTGGCCACTTGCAGCACTTCGACAGTGCCATGAAATAGCTTTCTGGATTTTGGCACTTGTTCTTGCTTGATCATTGCGTTGTATTGGTTTGCAATGCTGGGGTACCCAGTGGTCATCATGGCAGCGCCCATAGCGGCCTGCCCACTGCTGCCAAGTATGTTGTGCATCAGGTCTTTAAACATTGCGACCCTCCAGCTCGATCAACAGTTCGATGTAGTGCTTGGCCTTCTTGAGGTCGGCTACGCCGTTCTTGCTGCGCCAGCGACTGACGTACTTGATGACGTTGCCCTCGAGGTATGGGATGCCGTTGGCATGGATGAACTCGACTGGCTGAATCTTCATCTGCTTGTAGTGGTTGCCGTCAATTTGTTCGTCTAATGGGTTTGTCATGTTTTTCCTTCGGTTGGGTTGAGATAACTATTTCGTTGGTGGTGAATCTGTGTTCGTTGGCGCACTGGTAGCGCCTTCGCCGGGTTCCGTCGGGCCTCATGCGACTGTCGATGACTTCGGTGTATGTGCCGCACACAGGGCACTTCATGGCCTTTTAAACGTAGGCAGTGGTGCCCAGTGTGTCCAGCCATCAGAGTCGCGCCATGTACCAAGCACTGCAACGCCTAAGCTTTTGTCGATCATCAGCATCTTCGCACTCAGCGGCGGTGGATATTCTTTGGCATCAAGCCAGTGGTTGTTGACATCGACCACAGCGAAGCGGTCGTGCGTTAGTTTGTGCTCGGTCATTGCCATAGTCCTTTGCCGCCAGCGAATGTGGTCTTGATGGTTGTTTGCTTTGCTGCCGTAACCTTGCGCACGTAGCTCCTGCGGCTACGCTCTTGCTGTGATTGCGTACTCTTTGGCTGTGCGTCTTCACCCTGACCAAGCGCGTAAATCTTGACGCGGTTGCGCCCATCAATGTTGTTCGAGTAGTCAACGACGTAGATCAGCTCTTGGGCTTTCATCTCGGCAAGAAGCTTACCAACAACCTTGGGGTTGCACTGTGCTTTTTGCGCCAAATCAAGCCTACTGTGGGGGCCTTGCAACAGTGCTTTGAATACTTGCACTGCGTCTTCTATGTTCATGGCTTCTCCTTGAGGCTGTAAAAGTGCTCTGCCAGTTCACGGGCCTTGTGCTTGGTAACGCCTTCGCGTACAAGGTTTGCTGTGACCATCTCCATCCATGATGCTGGTGCTGTGGTTGTGGTTTTGGGTGTAGCCATCAGCTTGTTGCCGACCCATTCGACAAGGCCGACTTCAAACGCCACAGGCTGCACGGGTGCTGGCATTGCCTTGAGCGCCTCCCTCGCGGCTTGAAGCGCAACCGTTGTGCTATGGATTGGCCTTGTCTGTTCAACGTGATACTCCATCGCGCTGATAAGGTCTTCGATCAGTTGTTTCAATTCTTCGTCTTCGGTCATTGTTTCACCTCCCCAAATAGAAAAAGATTCCAAAGATAGCCATGTAGACACCCCATGCAAGCATTGCCCACCTTCGACCTATGTACGAGGCCAAAAATATGTTGGCCAAGAGAAAAGCAAGATCGGAATCCTTCATAAACAACTCCTCAATGTCAACAGGCCCAGCATCAACGTGATGAAGGCCCACAGTATCCAGATCAATTGCCCGTCAGCCGGGGTGGGCTTGTCTTCGTCTTCGTTCATGCTTGATTCCCTTTCAGCATCAGAACTTCTCCCAATACCAATTCGGTCTCTAATGCTTCGGCTCCAAGCGCGTCAATGCGATGCTGCTTGTATCCCTTGTAACGGACTTGCGCATCTTGGTGTGCCTCCAAAGCGTTGTCGTGCGCTATGCGCAAAACCTCGATCAGGCGGTCTCGCAGTTCGGGTGGTATGGTCATGCTTCCCTCGCTTTCAGCATGGCATCGGCTTGCTTGTATGCAGCAAATGCCGTCTCTTCTGGCCCCATATCAATGCGCCAATCAGCACTGCTTGCGTAACCCTGCATCGCCTTGGCTGCAAAGTAGTCGCGCAGGGTCATGCCCTCACATTCATGCACCATGTCACGCCCTGCCTGAAAATGATGGGGAAACGCTGGCCCACCTGTGTTTGTGTTGCTCATTTGATGATCCTCATGAACGCGCCGCACCGGGCGCACTTGTAAATGGGTTGGCTGGGAACTTCTTCCCATTTGTGTTTGCAATCAGTCATGTCTTCTCCAAGATAGGTGTCATTTTCTTTAAGCGGAACTCTTCGCTGACGAGCGCAATGGCTTCGTCCATATCTCTCAGAGTCACCACCTCCATCTGTGCGTCATGCAGTTCCATGAACTCGTTGAGCGCAGTCATCTCAGCAGCCTTCAGGATGAACCGACCAGACCCAATGCCACGCGCACCGACAGCACGAATAGCCAACAGCCCTTGCTTGACCACATCGCTGTAGTCCTTGCCGAACCCCATACGTGCGAAGGCTTCTGTGATGTTGCCCATGGCAATCAGCGTGTCTATGTCAGTGCGTGTTGCTACGCCCTTGGTCAGTGAGTCCAGTGCTGCATGATTCTTGATCTTCAGGTCAACCATGAACGACACGTGCGAGCGCACTGGCGACAAGCCTTCCATGACATACCCCACTGGGTTAAGCAGCACAGGTCTTGGTTTGTATTTACTGCGTTTACGCATGTCACTTCCGATTCGAGAATTTAATCCAGCACTTAGAGCAATACCACTTGTCCCGCATCTGCACACCGCCTAGAGGTTCAGAGTCGCTGCCACACTTGTCACAGTGTTTAAGCGGCTGACTGCGGGCCCGCGAACTCGCCGGGCTCTCTTGGAACGAGCTTGTCAAAGGCATGGGCGGTTGTTTGGAATTCATCGAGGATTTGTGGGTTGGTGACTGCGATCCAGTTGAGGAGCTGGGTGAGTTGTTTGTTGGTCTGATTGGCCGTGGACAACTCTATTCTCATTACGTTGAGTTCGCCCTGAATCACGCTGAAGTTGCCGTTGGCCGTGTTTATTGCTTCTTGCAGTCGACGTGGTGTAAACGAGTCGCCGCCGTTGTAAGCTTGTTCAACCGGTTGAGGTAGGGGTGACAGGTGCATGCTCAGGCTCCGAAGATTTTCTTGAGTGCGTCGTACAGCTCACGGGCTTGCACGATGGACAGCGCGTTCAGCAGCTCAGGCACAGTCCCTATGACACGTACAGGATTATCGGGCGCTGGTGCTGGCTTAGGTGTCACCTTTGCAACAGGCTTGGCCTTTTTAGCTTTGTCTCTGGCTACGTACCCTTTTACGTAGTGATTGCCTACAGTTTTGTAGGTCGACACACTGCCATTCTTCTCGACTCTGATGATGCCACGTTTGGTGAACTGCACAACCAGCGATGACGACGATGCGTCTTTGATACCAGCATTGCGTGCGAGCGTAACCAACACTGCTCTTGTACTGCCGGGGTTGTCCCTGATGATGTTGAAGAACGTCTCTGATACGCCCAAGCTGGGCGCTGTTGTTTCTGTCATGGTGTCTCCATCGTCGTCAAATCTAATGTCCGCAAGCTTTTGCAGTTCGGATTTCAAGTCAGGCATATTCGTTCTCCAGTTCATCAATGATTTCATCAAGCATGTCGTTGGCATGCAGGGCTTCTAGTACGGACTCATCTGAGGTCAGCGCGTCGTACTCAACTTCGAGTCTGTTGTACAGGTCACGCATGTGGCTCTTGAAGGCTTCCTCGAACTCGTCTTCCAGTGCGCCGAAGTTGTATCCTTTGAGGATGGCCACGAACGCTGCGTTCTGAATGTCTGTTTTGTATGGACTATGGGCGTACACGAACTCATCCATCTCGGACTCGCTGTAGTCATCTGGGCTCACCATGTCAGACGTGAAGTGCGTGCAGTTCTCGTGGTAGTAGTGGCCTCGGTGGACGACGCTCAAACCCCACGACTCTGCCGCCAGTGCAGTGAGTGCTGGGCACGTGTACCCCACCGACTCTAAGAACTTGGGCCAGTCGTCGACATTACCCTCGAAGCATGCACCGTCACCTTGCGATGAGAAGCCGCTGAAGTACATCCTGTCAACGTCGATACCGATAGCGCCCATGTCAGCTTTGAAGTCGTCGTAGACTGCGTCCCACCATTCGATGTGATCGACGTTCCAATGGCGATGCTTGTCGAGTATCTCGTCGCGCTGTCTTGCGGTCAGTGCCTTGAATCTTTCCATGGGTGTCATTTGACTCTCCAATACTTACGTGTGGCTTGCACAACCTCTACCTCCTTGGGTGGTATGGGCTCGTACTTGTTGCCGAATGGCGGCGTCCAGCCGAAGCGTCTCCATGTAGCCTGCACGTCAGCGCCTGACGTCCACTTGTAGTCGGGGTGGCCCACGGGAATGGTTGGTAGTGTCTTCTTCATGGTGTGTCTCCTTTCAAAATCATGGCTGCTTCGTACGCGACACGAAGCTCAGGGTGGGTGGCGTCGACGTACTCTATGAACTTGCCCATTTCCTCACAGTCATACTCGAGGTCAGAGATTCTGTGTTCGGCTTCGTTCAGGTCGTTGCTTAACTGGCTGGCTCTGTTCTGGTAGTCGTAGAGCTCTTCTTCGAGCTCGGCTATCTGGTCGGACAGGCTCATGATGCCGCTGCCAACTTAGCTGCAATGGCTGCAGCTGTAAGTCCCTCGGTGTCCATGTCTTCAACGATCTTGGCACGCTGTGTGGGGCGCTCGAGCTTGCGATCAAGGCGCTCGATGTCTTCGTAGTGGATGTACATACGCACACCGGGAAACAGCTTGACCGCCTCGTTAAGTGTCTTGCACTTGTTGAGGAACTCTGTAATGTCTGCCTCTACCTTAGCCCACCGTGCGTTGATGGCCATCTCAACGAGGGCGTCGTCCCAGCGTTGCAGCAGCTCGGCGCGGCCCGGAGTCTCCTCGGGGAACGCATGCACCTGATCGACCGTCAGCTCGGAGTCAGGCCTGTTGTAGTAGTTGTCCTTTGGACGCTGGTATGCGAACGCCATGTTGTTGAAGCGCACGCTAGTCTTGAGCGATCTGCCTTCGTCAGTCCAGCCATGGATGGTGATGTCTGCATCGGGAGACTTGGTCAGCCAATCCTTGGGGATAGACTCGAGAAGGTGGACGTGGTCTGCGCCCCAGCAGCCGATGTTGTAAAGCTTGCTTGCGTCGATGCTGTAGTTCTTGTCAATGTCCGGCAGGTCGTTTGCTCGCTCTGCCTTGCGCATGCCGTCGATCTTAGTCTTGACGCGACTGATAAGCTCTTTGGTGATGCCAACTGTTGCCATGATTAGATTCCTTCTTCAAGTTTGATTAGTGTTGAGACGTAGACCATTGCTTCTGTGAGCGTTATTGGTTCTTTGAAAGGGCCGTGGTGTGTATGCGGCACCTTGTTGATGGATACGTTGACGTGCCAGCCTTGCTGGTTGCGCACTACCTGCACGCCAACGGTGTTGCTCCGCTCTACGCGGATGCGTTCACTCTTCTGTATCGGATGTTCCGAGGAACTCTTGGATTGCTGTTCTGAGAGCATCGCGTGTTTCTTGTGGTGCATCGGCAGCTAGTGCGTCGTAGCACTGCTTGAAGATGTCGTTGTATGCGTCGATAAGAGAGTCGAGTTGGTCTTTGGCGTTCATGGTTGCTCCAAGGTAAAAGGGATATTGTCGCCGTACGGGGCACGAATGTCACTAGAGATACACCACACGACTGGGTAGTCAGGCGCGTTGGCCTCGTTGAAGTCGGTGTAACCGTCGGTCAAGCACACGAACACCTCGGGGTTGATACCTTCCTTGGCGATGTAGTTGAAGCCCTCTTCCATGTCAGTGCCGCCGCCACAGTAGAACGTGAGGGACACTTCCTCGCCCTGCTCGAACACCTCGTGCTTGGCTACCGCAGTGTCGACATACAAGACATGGACACGGGATGGGTTGCACTGCGACACGATGCGCTGCAAGTGGCCGTTGTAATGGTCAAGCTCGACCTTGCTGATGGAGCCGGACACGTCGACTTGGATGACAACCTCGCCCATCTCGGCAGTCTTGCCTGTGCTTGGCAGGTAGCAGTTGGCGAAGCGGCGGTTGGGGCGTGACCATGTGTAGTCACCGCGAGTGAACGAGGTCATGTAACGCTCGAGGATATCGTGCCATGGAGTCTGCACGTCGATGAGGTCAGCGACGATCTTGGCCAGACCACCGGGCATCTTGCCCTGAGCTTTGGCTGCTTGAGCTGCTTGGGCAATCTCGACACGAGTCTCAGCGTCGATGCGGTCAGCCTCATCCTGAGTCATTGGTGTGCCACGCTCGATCAGGTCGTCACCGATACCACCGGGGCCACCGCCACCACCGGGCGGCTGGTCGGGCAGCTTGTTGTAGATGACGTCTACTGTCTCGTCCTTGGAGCCGGGCATGTTGACACCGCCCTCGATGAAGGAGCCGATGCCTGCGTCCTTGAGCATGTCGTTGATCCATGCGTCGCCAGCGACGTTCCACTTCTTGGCGTTACGCGCACCACGGCGCAGTGCATGCTGACCGATGACATGGCCGACCTCGTGACACAGCAGGAACACAAGCTCGTCAACAGACAGCTTCTCGACGAAGGCCTTGTTGTAGTAAATCTGGCCGCGCTGATCGACAGCTGCGGTGGGGATGGTGTTGTCCTCGATGAGCTTGCGCTTCATGAGGATGGATGCAAAGAATGGATGCTGGGTAACGATTGATACCTTAGCGCGATCGAGTGTGGTGACTGCCATGATTACTCCTTGAAAGTGATGATTTCGATTGGCTCAGTGCCTCTGAGCATGTCGGCTACTTGCTTTGCTTTGTCTATGAGCTCCTGTGTAGTATGTTCTGCCAAGATTGCTATAACCTTACGGATTGACTCTTTGTCGTGCATGGTGATGTAGAAGTTCTGGTCGTGCGCAGCGATAGCCACCATCGCCTTGTCGAACTGATCTCTGTAATACCCAGTACGGTACGTCGGTTGCTCCAGCATCCATGCTGTCCAGTCTGCATGGACGACCTCCTTTATCAGTGGTGCTGCTTGTGGGGTTAGGCCTAGCACGCGTATGCCGTTCCAGTTGTTGCTGCTGAGCTGAAGTCCGTTCTTGACGGCCAGTGCTTGCGCTATCTGCCTTGACTTGGACGACCAGCCGCCAGTGAGGGCGCGGCTCTCCAGCTGCCGGATGATGTTGTTACGCATCCTCACACCCAGTCGTTGTGGGTACAGCTTCACTGTTGTCTCTGTACCGGGCATACCCGTGATACGCCCTCGATCATTGTTGTTCATAATGCTCATTTGATCTCCTCAAAAAAGTATCCATCGTCTTTCTGCACAATCTTTCCTTTCTTTTCATACACGCCTATCAGCCAGCGTGAATACTTGTTGGCTCTGCGTTCTTCATGCTCAGCCCACCGCTTGGTGTCTGCGTTACGCCACAGCAGCACTGCTACTGCGACCATCAGGATGTACTCGAGGTCAGTGAAGTTCATGAGAACATCGCCATCTTTGACGCCACGTCTTGCAGCTTCTTCTTAGCCTCGACACGCTTGTTGGCGGAGCCCTTGATCATCTCCACATCCTTGAGGTAGCCCTGCACTGCATCTTCCAACTCAGCGATATCTGCCAGCAGCTCAGGTGTCGGGTTGATTGCCAGCTTGCGAGCCAGTGTGCATCCGTCGATGACGTTCTCGACAAGGCTGTTGTGGAAGCGTTCACCCTTGAGGCCTTGGTACTCGCCCAGCTTAGTCACCAGTGCTTGTATGGGCTTGAGCATGCGCTGTATGGTGTCAGCGTTGGCAGCTTGCGCGGCTTCTTCCTCGGCACGTTTGAACGATGCAACGTCGTCTTCACTGAGGTCGAACAGGAAGTGCGAGGCGTCAGGCATGGGCTGGAAGCGCAACTCGGCAGACATGGACAGCCTGAAGTCTTCGGCGTTGGGATACTCGGACACGTTGGCACGTCCGGCTGCATGGCCGCTGTTGCGGTACATCACATCGTCCAACACTAGCTGGTCATACATGGGCATGTAGGTGTCGAGCAGGTTGTCCACCTGAGCGATGCGATGCTTCATCTCCTGCGTGTACTCCATGTACATATCGTTTGGCAGGATACGTGGGCCAGCGTCCATGTAAGGCAGCGTGTGCTTCTTGTGGTACTGGTAGACCTCGCCATACTTGGCCATGATCTGGTTGATGGCTGAGTCCTTGTCCTTGAACAGCTTGGTCAGCACAGTGAGGCTGTTGTCTTTCTCCTGCGCTTGTAAGTTAGCCGTAAGCACAGCGTCACGCTTGGTGAGTGCTGCGCGACGAATAGTCAGTTTGACAAGAACTACCTTGTCCGAGAGTTTTGTGGGTGTCATGTTGATTTCTCCTGATCTATGATGTGAAGGGCGTAGTAGAAGTTCAAGCGGGCTACTGTTTCAACAATAAGTTCGCCGTCGTATTTGTATCTGTGCAAGTTGTTCGAGTCGGTTGCGTCAAACCATGATTGGCCAGTACCCTCGAGTCGCCTCACGACACGGTCGAGCTCGATCTTCTCCTTGTACTGCCGCACTAGGCGGCGGCGCTGCTTGGCGTTCATGGTTAGAACGAGACGTCGATTTCTTCCGGTGCGATACCGGGCTTGATGGGGGTGTCTGACATTTGCAGGTCAGCGAGCATGGCCATGAGGGTCTTGCCGACTTCGAGCGGGTCTTGGTTGGCACTGATGTACATGCGTTGCTGGCTTGAGCTGGTTGGGTACGACTTGCTGGCCGCCGCTGCGGAGCTGAGTGGCCCGAAGAACGAGATGCCGCCGTTGTCTGGCAGGGTGATTGCTATGCTGATTCGTTTCATTGATTAGTTCTCCAGTGTGATGATTGCCACGGCGTATGCCTTGGCTGCTTTTAGAGACCTGAAGGTCTTGGCATCGCAGTCGCCTTTGGCGAAGCGTAGGTGGTACTTGCGGTCGCTGACTTTGTTCACCCAAGCAACCGACACTTTCCATTGGCCGCGCCGTGGTATGGCGAACTGTCCCTCCAATGGGTCCTTGTCCCAGACCTTCTTGAGGTGCCACGCGGAGTGCAGTGGGCCGTGCCCTGATGGCAGCAAGTTGAAGACGTCAACGTCGAGTTCCCATTCGAGTCTCATGGGTCTAACCTAACTACAGCCTCTACCCAAGCCTTGGCCTCATCGAGGTCGAGGAACTCTGGTATGTCTTGCGGGTCGTCAACCCAGTAGCGGCGGTCGTATACCTTCCACCGCATGTGGCCCCCACCGAAGGCGACTTGCGTGCGCCCAAGGTACTGGATTTGAAACAGCTTGCGCCGTATGTCCAGCAAGCCGCTGTTGCCGGGGTCGGTTACAAGTCCGCCCAACACCCACGTCTCACCGTCGTCGCTGGTCCGCCAGTCGAGGTTGACGATCTTCATAGGCTTAGCCTTACCATTGCTGTTGTCCAAGCAATCGCATCGTCCTTGCTGCTGAACTTGGGTATATCCGACACGCGCAGGGCGTTGAGCTCAGGACTCAGGGGGTGGATGTTGATGTGCCACTTGCCCCAGTGCGGCGACTTGTGGTTGTCGTCGTAGGTGACGGTAGCTACTAGCTGCTCTTCACGTCGTTCCTCGGTGCTGTTGTAGAACCGAATCACTCTGTCGCGCTTGTAGTAGTACCGGTCACCCTTGCGACCGGGTTTCTCCCAACGGTAGTTGGTGAAGGTCAAGGCCATGGATTACATCAAGACTTCTGCGTTCTTGGACGCCCACTCGACGAAGCTACGTGTGTGCTTGATCGTAGGCTGCAGCTTGATCGCGTCCTTGGTACACATGACGTTGAACTCAGGAGACAGGCGGGACAGGTACTTAGACACGCGGTCGAAGTTGTCCTTCGTTGACTTACGAGCCAGCGCACCGGTCAGGGCGTACAGAGTCGCAGGGTCTTGGGGTACGTCAGAGCCCGCAGGGTCAAGCAAGATACCGTCGATATCAGGCAGTGACTCGTAGATACGCTTGAAGCCAGTGTACTCAGCAGCAGCGCCCTCGCCCACCTCACCGGCGCAGTTGTCGAAGAACAGGCCCTTGTCGAGGCTGTCAGGGATGAGGTTGACACGCTCCCATGAACGAGGCGTCGGATTGGCGAAGCGGTTGGCATCGAAGTCAGACAGCAGACCGGGACGGAAGCGCAGGAACTGAATCAACACAGGGTCGATATCTTTGTCGAGCGCCCATGCAGTCCAGTCCTCGATAGTCTCTTGGAAGTCGAAGCGCCGTGTACGGTTGGCCAGCTTGGATGTGATGCGATTGGCACCAGACTTGTCCTCGGTACGGTTGCCAGTGGCGATGATGAACAACTCGTCAGACAGCATGAGGTTGCCAGCACGACGGTCGTAGATAACACCGCACAGTGCGTTCTGCATGGGCACAGGCGCATCGGACAGCTCCTCCAGAATGAGTGCTGCACGTCCGACACCTTGGCGCAGGTTGTAGAACTCTTGGGGTGGAACCCAGCGTGTGTACTCGCCAGTGTTGTCAGGTACGCCGAGCACGTCAACAGGGTCACGCAGGGATGCAGTGAACTCTACGATCTTGTCGGACTCGATGCCAAGCTCAGAGATAACCTCACGAGCACATGCTGACTTGCCACCACCGGGAGCGCCGAGGATGAATGGCACGACGGCATTGCCGCCATCGACACGGAACTGTTCGAGAACAGATGTTTTGATATTGCTGTAACGCATGATGATTTCCTTGTGTGTTGAGATAGTTATGCAGCGTCTGGATGCCTGCCCCCATGCGTGACGCTTGAACGATGGGGTAGCCGAATTCTTGAATGTATGTAGGTCGTCTTACACAAACCTTACATAGTCACACGTCAGCGTGTAACTTCTTGAGCACCAGCCCTGTGGTGGCGTGGGCTTCTACGTACTGCTTGGCCTCGTCCAATGATGTGAACGATGCTGGTGGTTGTTTGGATATGCTGCCATACACGTTTGCATGGAAGGTGCCATGTTCTGTGACTTTGATGTAGCCCACTTGGTTGACTACTACGGACTGCTTGCTGCCATTCCAGCCCTTCATGTGGACTCGTATGGAATTGGCCAAGTGGCATCGGTGGTAGTGCGTTATCTGCACCATTGAGCCCGGCTCCCATATGAAGTTCATGTGCCCTCCAGTTTCTTCTCAGTCAGCCAGACCAAGACATGCTCTTGTGCTGCCTCAAGCGTGTCCATGCGCAGAAGAAGATCAGTATTTGTGTTGTGCATGAGGCATGGCAGGTACTTGCCTTCGACTTTTACGACGTAGCCTTGCGTTCTGCCTTCGTCGTTCTCTAACCACCAGCTTACGCCGGTATCAAGTGGTGTCCATCTCATGTGCCCTCCAGCTTCTGTGTGACGTAGTAGGTGACGATGTGTGCCTTGGCATCTTCGAGGTTGTCGAACTTCTTGGTGTCAGTACGCATGTCGTTGATGATCGCCATGAACTCACCGTTTTCTATGGTGTGTCTTACATACCCAAGCAGCTCGTCCTTGTCAGTGCCATCGCCAGCCAGCAGGTCGTGCCATTCGTAGCACCCTCTTGAGCCTTTGTATGTGTCGTCCCATTTCATCCCGGTCTCCACACCAGCAAGTCCATGAGCAGGACGCCAATGAGGAATACCAGTACGGCGATGCGTACGGCTCGGTGTGTAATCATAGTTCCCTCCATCCTGATTGAACGCGAGCAATGAGTGCTGCGAAGCTGATGCGGTGCAGTGTTCCGAACCCGTCGTCCTGCCATACGGACGGGATGCTGCCATGTGATGTGTGTCTGGTCATTTGAGCGCCTTCACTTCTCCGTCGTGTAGTTTGAATATGGCGTACGTGGTCTGCGTCATCCATACGCCCATGGACTTGTTGTCATTTGGTGACGACAGCAGGCAGTGCGCATACTGCAAGTCATCTTCTGAACGGGCGCACAATCTCTCAGGGCACTCGACGCATACACCATGACGCCAAGCTGCTTCACCTGTCAGGGCAACGCGTTCTTCTGCGCTAGGCAGTGTCTGATGGTTGACCGCTATATGGTCGGGGAATCTTGGGTGCTGCTTCATGTCTTACCCTCCAGTTTGTTGATGACCATCCATGTGGTGACGTGCTCCTTGGCCGCTTCCATGGTGGCCTCGATGGGGGAGCGGTACGACCTGCCGTGACGGAACGCCACGAACTGCCATGTGTCATGCTCTCGGTCACGCTCCAGCCATATGGACTGATACGCATCGTCGATGAACAGGTCCGTGAACTCCAACGATGTATGGTCCAAGCTCTTGTTGAGTCGCCATTCAACCTTGCCACCGTTCATGTCTTACCCTCCAGTTTCTCGGCTACGAGGTGTGCTCGGTACTCAGGGAACTTGGCCGGTGTGACGAAGATGGTGCCTTGGTCCCCGCAGTTATGGCGCTTGAACAGGGGTACAGCCTCTGCATCACCGATCTTGATGAGCTTGCAGTCGCTCTCGATATCTGGGCACTCGAACGCACAGCCCTCGTGGAAACTGATTTCCGGCACGATGAGATACCAGCGTCTGTTGTGCTTGATGCGCGGGTAGTAGTCCGCATCCATCTTGGTCGGCTCTGGCGTTTTCATATCGCAGTCCCCAGTCTGTTGCGGATGTACTCGTACATGCGCTTGTATGCCTCCTTGGATTTCTTGGTCAGTACGAGCTGGCGTATGGCCATGAGCTCTTCACGGTCTTCTGACTCGCTGGGCTGGTCGCCAAGCCCTCGGCTGTTGTACTCAGCCTCAATGTCATCGTCGTCGAACTCGGACAGGTCAACGTCTACATCAACGGTTATGGTTGTCATGTCAGTCTCCCTTCGCTTCAAACTCTGCGATCAGCATGTCTACCCATGCGTGTCTATGTTCTTGGATGCGGTCCTGTGTGGTGCGGCTAATTGGGTAGTCGTCGTGAGCTACACAACCCCGTTTGGCAAGCCAGCCCTCCAGCGTTGTTGCGTACTCAAGCCGCGACTCAACGATGCCGATGCATCGCTCAATGTCTCCACTGGTCATGCGTTTGGTGTACGCCGCCGCAGTGTTGATGGCAATGCAGATGAACTTCTCCTTGGTTGGGCTGTTGCACGTTTCGTCGTAGTCCTCGGCCAAGTGTTGCTTGGCCTGCTTGAATACTTCGCTTGTTTTCATGGCAGTGTCCTCTGCTTAATCACCATCCTGTACCCCAATGAGTTGATACGCATCAGGGCGAGGTCAGTCAGGGTCTTGCAGCCGGTGAGTGCTGCGAACGTGTGTGCCGTGTCGCACACTGGGTATATGGTTTGCTTGCCATACACGTCACGGATTTCCACCGTATATGTTTTGTCGTTGTCCATCACTGCGTCCTCTCTTTGACTGCTTTGATTGCGGCCTGCCATACATCTTGCCCACCATCTACATGGATGGGGTACTTGCCGCCAAGGTATGCACAGGCCTTGATGTACTCAGGTGTGAATGGGCGCACGTCCTTGTTGGCATACAGGTGCGCTAGGGTTTCCAAGTCTTCGGGGGCCATGGTGTCCATGTCATTT